AAGTGACGGTGGTAAAAGTCCTATCAGTGGATAAGACTTTTTAATAAAAAGGTAGAAAACGATGACTAGAAAACTATACGAATATTACTCCCCTGCTAAAGCAAATCTTTTAGTAGAAAGCAGTAACGATGGTAAGGATCTAGTTATGAGTGGTCTTTTTATTCAAGGTGACGTAAAGAATCAAAACGGTAGGGTATATCCTACCAATGAGATAGCAAGAGCCGTTAAATCCATACAAGACCGTCTAGGTGAAGGAGAAACTGTTTTGGGAGAGTTAGATCACCCAGAAGAGTTACAAATTAATTTAGACAGATGTAGTCATATGATTACCAGTATGGAAATGCAAGAATCAAACGGCTATGGTAAACTAAAACTCTTAGATACGCCTATGGGTAATATTGCTAAAACACTACTTACAAGTGGTGCAAAGTTAGGAGTATCTAGTAGGGGTAGCGGTAATGTAAACGAGTCCGGACGTGTGTCGGACTTTGATATAGTTACTGTAGACATCGTAGCACAACCTAGTGCCCCGGATGCCTACCCTAAGGCGATTAGAGAGAGTTTATTTAATATGCAAGGCGGTGGCGTAATACACGAACTCGCCGAAGCGGTTACACACGATAAAGGCGCACAAAAACATTTATCACGAGAAATACTAAATTTCATTCGTGAACTTAATCTGAAATAGGAGAGAGCATATGGCGACAACATTTAATGACCTATTAGAATCAAGCACATTGTCTGAAGAGGCAAGAAGTGAGATTCAATCGGCGTGGAATGCTCAACTAAGCGAAGCACGTGATGACATCACAGCAGAGTTAAGGGAAGAGTTCGCTCAAAGATTTGAACACGACAAGGCTCAAATCGTTGAAGCAATGGACACATTCATTTCCGAAGCACTGGCAGAAGAAATCAAAGAATTCGCACAGGACAAACAAGCACTAGTAAGCGATAGAGTCAAATATAAAGAATCTATCGGTGCTCACGCAAAATTATTAGACAAGTTTGTAACAGAAACATTAGCAAATGAAATCAAAGAGTTGAAAGCAGACAGAGATTCGCATAAAGCAAATATCGGTAAGTTAGAAAACTTTGTAATTGAACAAGTTGCTGATGAAATCCAAGAGTTTCATAAAGACAAACAGGAGTTAGTTGAGAAAAAAGTTCAATTGATTGCTGAAGGTCGTAAGAAACTTGCAGAATCTAAAGAGCAATTCATTAAGAAAGCGGCTGGAAAAGTTGAATCTACTATTACTAAAATCATTAATAATGAAATTAGTCAATACAGAGACGACATCAAAGCGGCAAGGCAAAATGATTTTGGTAGAAGAATTTTTGAATCAGTTGCATCTGAGTATGCATCATCTTACCTCAATGAAAATTCAGAAGTGAAGAAGATTAGAGACGAGATGGCAGAAATGCAAAATGCAGTCGAAGAAGCAAAAGTAAAATTAGAAGAATCTACTAAGCAGAATGAAGAAAACATCTCTAAGTTAAGAATTGCGGAAGATAAGTATCAACGCAACGAGACATTAAACAAATTAATGACTCCGCTTAACAAAGAGAAAAAAAGAAATTATGGTTGAATTGTTAGAATCAGTTCAAACAGACAAATTAGAACAGGCTTTTAATAAGTATTTACCAAGTGTACTCAATGAGGACTCAGCAGTAAGAACAGAAAAGAAAGCACTTAACGAATCAGTGAAAACTACAGAACACACTGGTAACAGGGTTGCACCTGCCAGCAATGAGCAAGAAGCAACTAACAATGACGTAGTCGCATTAGACGAAATCAGAAAACTAGCAGGACTAAACTAAGGAGAAATATAATGGCAGAAGCATTATTTGAAAGCAATTGGTCCGCAACTAAAGACGCTCTTTTAGAGGGTTTAAATGGTAGCAAGAAGACAACTATGGAAACTATTTTAGAAAATTCTAAAGTACAACTCCAAGAGGCGGCTTCTTCAGGTGCTACAATGGCGGGTAATATTGCAACATTAAACAAGGTTATGCTACCTTTAATCAGAAGGGTTTTACCTTCTTTGATTTCTAACGAATTGTTAGGGGTACAGCCAATGACCGGACCAGTAGGTCAAATTCACACATTAAGAGTTAGATACGCAGAAAGTGGCGGTGGAGCAAGTGCAGGAGACGAAGCACTTTCACCATTCAAACTAGCATCTACATACGCAGGATCACCAGACGCAACAGCGGCGGCTGAAGGTTCAGCAGGTAGAAAAATGAGTGTTCAAATCTTAAAACAAACAGTTGAAGCGAAAACTAGACGTCTAAGTGCTAGATGGACTTTTGAGAGTGCTCAAGATGCCAATTCTATGCACGGTGTTGATGTTGAAGCAGAAATTATGCAGGCACTTGCACAAGAAATCGCGGTTGAAATCGACCAAGAAATGCTTGGCAACCTCAGATCTCTAGCACCAACAGTTGATACATTAGACTTCGATGCAAGTTCAGGTAACATTACAGGAACTCCAGCATTCATCGGTGATAAACACGCCGTACTAGCAATCGGAATCAACAGAGCGGCTAACTTAATTGCGGCAAGAACAAGAAGAGGCGCAGGTAACTATGTTGTTGTTTCACCAGAAGCATTAACAATTTTACAAAGTGCGACAACTTCTACTTTTGCAAGAACAACTGAAGGATCATTTGATGCACCTTCAAACAGCAAATTAGTTGGTACACTTAACGGTACTATTAAAGTGTTTGTAGACCAATATCAAGCAGACGGTGGTTCTGTTTTAGTTGGTTATAAAGGATCAAGCGAAACAGACGCACCTGCGTTCTATTGCCCATATATTCCTTTAATGAGCACAGGACCAGTTATGGATCCAAACAGTTTTGAACCAGTAGTTTCATTTATGACAAGATACGGTTACTTAGAACTTACTAACACAGCAAGTTCATTGGGTAACGCGGCTGACTATGTCGGTGAAATTGCACTTTCAAACGTATCATTCAAATAAGAATTTAATTCAATTTTTGAATACTAA